TCCTCGATCGCCTGCGCCGCCAGCCACTCGGCGCCGACGCGGGTTTTGCCGAAGCCGCGGCCCGCCATGTAGCCGCACTCGGTCCAGTCGCCCTCGGGCGGGATCTGGTTCGGGCGCGCCGTGGCCAGCCAACGCTGCTGCCAGAGGTGGTAGCGCAAGACGTCGGGCGGCAGGCTGGCGAGCTGCGCCTCGCTCAGATCGTCGAGGCTGGCGATCGTCACGGTTTGCCCTTGGCGGCCGGAGCCGCGGGCGCCGGGCTGGAGGCCTTGCCCTCGAGCTGGAGCTGCTTGCGCCTGCCGCGCAGCAGGGTCAGGAGCTCGCTGGCCAGCTCGGTGCCCTCCGTCTGGACGACGACCGGGTTGTCGGCGTCGCCCGTCATGACGACCTTGTCGCCATAACGCTTGGGATCCCACTTCGCCAGCAGCTTCAGGTCCGTCTCGATGATCAGCTTATCGCGCTGCGTGTCCTGCGTGCTCTCGCCCCGGCCGCGCGCGGTCTCCCGAGCGTTGATGGCGATCTGGTCGAAGCCGGTGGCTCGCGCACGCGCATACGCGATGCCTAGTGCGGCGTCCTCGCGGCACCAATCGTACCACGCCGTGTAGTGAGGCATCCCGGGCTCGCGCAGCACGACGGCGAGCGGATCGCCCACGGCGACGCGCGCCAGCACCTTGTCAACTATCTCAGGATCCCGAGGCACTGGCGGCCTTGGCCGCACGAGGCTCGGTTTGGTTTCTGGCATATGCTGTCCCGCATCGCTCTGCGCGACAGGAGATAGCACCGAGCGATCGCCGCATCAAGCTCCCCTGCACCTTGCAAAAAACTGCAAGGCCTCCATCACACGACGCAGCAGCATCACGCAGCAGCAACGCAGCACGCACCGTGCAGCATGCAGCATTTGCATCATGCTGCAGCAGATGCTGCAAGTGGAAAGAAATTACATGGTTCGAATACAGCAGCGCAACGGCGCAGCGCAGCAGCACCACAGCTCGCTGCAGCATGCAGCACAAGGGGCCACCCCTAAAGGGGTGGTCCCCGTTGATGCTGCATCAGATGCTGCATCAGCGCCTGCTGCAACACATGCAGCATGATGCAGCATGCTGCAAATGCTGCAAATGGTGGCTACTAAAAGGTTGCAGCATCCGGGCCCTCGATCGGGCCATCTTGCAGAAAACTGCAAACTGTTAAACTGGATAAACTGGTCGTCCACATTTCCTGTTTACCTCGCGCCCATCGTGCTATGCCGCGGTCCTGCGGCGGCGTGGACTGGACACGCCGCGCCAGCCGCCCGGCGTCCCTGTGCCGGGCCACTGGCGCGTCGCCGGCGGCACCCTCCCGCATCGGCCAGCCTATCTCGAATTAGGCCCGCAGACCGCCCAGATTATGCGCTAACCGTCTTCCCGAAAGCGCCCGATGCAGCCAATTCGACGAATTAACTGCGGTCAAAAACCCTGTATTTTCAACAGGTTGTAAAATACTTGCAGTTTTTTGCAGATAGCTATTGCAACCACTTGGCTGCTGTGCGAGGGTGTCTGTGTTGAAACGAACCAAGGGACACCGACCAATGACCAACCAGACCGCCCCCGCCTTCTACGTCAAAGTCCGCACTTGGGACGAAGCAGTAGCCCTCGCCGCCTCTTTCAAGCGCAAAAAGGCTGCTTTCTACGAAGATGGCGACCACTACGTTGTGACTTGGGAAGCCAAGGCCCCCCTCAAGATGAAAGGCAAGTAAGCCAATGACCAACGACACCTACATCAAAACCCAAGAAAACGTGGGTTTTGCCGCCAAGGTTGAAATGCTGATTGAAAACGGCGTTCGCACCCTGAACCGCACCACCAAGGCTGATGGCAGCGTGATGGTCACGGCTCAGAACTCTAGCGGCCCTTGGCTGCGCGATGAAAACGAATGGGTTTCTCGCACCCGCAACATAAGGAGCATCTAAGTCATGAAAGCCCTAGTCCATTGCGCTAACTACAACGGCCACGCCGCCTATTTCATCATGCGGAAGGATGACTTCCGCTACGGTAACGACTACCGCCACGTTGCGGATGGCAAGCACACCAAGGGCCTGTTCACGACCAAGGACGGCAGCAAGTGGCACGTCCACGAAGACTGGTCCGCCTCCCCCCTCAAGTCCTGAACCACCCACTATCTCAATCGGAGACCACCGCCATGAAGATCATCACCGACAAGGATTGGCACTGGACCGCCATTGATGCCGACACCTACGACGGCTGCGAGGACAGCGAGAACCGCAACCATATCGGCTGCGGCGACACCGAACAGGAGGCCATCGCCGACCTGATCCAGATCATGGAGGACAGCGACGGCTACTATGATCCCGATGAGATCGCCGCCGCCCGCGCCGCCCTCCAGAAGGTAGCTTGAGCCATGAGCAGCAAGCCCCTCGCCTCTTCCGGCCTAACCAGCTTCCGCTACAAGGGTCGCTACGGCTGGGTCATGATTGGCGCCACCAGCACGGAAGACGCCTTGCGGGAAGCTCGCCGCAGCACTGGCGGTCCCGCCACCATCAATAACCTCGACATCTGGGATGAGCGCGTCAACCGCTACGTTCCGGTCCTTTGACCGTCAAACCAAACCAAACGGAGTTTTGATATGAGCGCATCATCCGACCACTTCATCCAGCAGCAAGAAGACATCTGCGACCGCTTTGCCGGCGGCAACCTCGAGCGGCAGGAGGCCTTCCAGATGCTTCTCCGCATGGGCTTCGACCCGCACGAGGCGCAGGACTTGCTCAACGAGGCGGAGGCCTGAGACCATGCAGCGTTTTCGTGTCGGCGCCACCTACGATCCGTCGCTAGATATTTGGAACACCAAGGAGGGACGCGCGATGAAGGCGCGCATCGCCGCGACGCCCTTGGACAAGCGGAAGCAGCGCCAGAAGGAGGGCCGCGAGAAGGCCGCCCGCAAGAACGCCCCGAAGATAGCCGCGAAGAAGGCCGCCAGAGCCACGCGCGAGGAGGCCGAGGAGCGCGCCGCCGAGACCGTGCGCATCGCCGTCCGCGCCATGCTTCACGCCCTGCATGAGCTGCAGGACGTGCCCGTGGAGTACAACTACACCCGCAAGATACACCCCCACGCCGTCCACAACGCCATCCTAACCCTCAAGAAGCAGTGCGGCGTGTTTTTCCCGCCGGAAGAGCTGGCCGACCTGCCGGCGAAGAAGCATCCACTGGACAAGGAGAAGGGCTACGTCCCGCTCTGGGAGCGGAATAAGGACGACGACGAGATCTGATCCGGGGGCTTGCAAGCCACCAACTGCACGCATATGGTACAAATCACCGACACGTTGGAAGAGGGACAACCGAAATGCTTTACGAAATGGACATCGAACTGGAACTGCCTCACCCCACTGAGGACTGGGCGCCCGTCACTCTGCGCATTACTTACGGCTATGTGCCCGGCGCTCGCACGTTCTCCGACGAGCCGCCCGCGGCGGCGGATCTCTGGGTTCACTCGGCGCGCGTGCTGGACGAGGCGCCGCACCTCTCCGACGCCGACATCGAGCGCCACGCGCGCGAGTATTTTGCCAGCGATCTGGGCGCCGAGCGCGCCATCCTGACGGCGGAGGGCAGACTGTGAGCCTAGATATTTACCGCATCATGAGCGAGGCCGCCGTCGGCAACGACAACGCGAGCCTGCGCCCCTACGATCAGGCGGCGTTGCTGATCAGCGAGATCCTGACACAGGCGTGGCCCAGCACGGAGGCTGGCGCGATGGCCTACCAGCTCGGCTACCTCAAGGGCCTGCTGGCCGAGATCGCATCCTGCGACCCGGACGTCATGAACCGCCTTGAGCGCCACCGCGACCACGTCACCGCCAACAATCAGGAGTTCAACCTGTGATGAGATACGAGATGCTCGCCCGCGCGGTTATCGTCATCCTGTCCGTCGCCATCATCTTCTGGCTGGTGGCCGCACGATGAGCCCGCGCAATTACGGACTGCCAAACACCGCCTACGTCCCGCCAGCCAAGCCGCCCTCCCGGCTCAAGATCGCGCTCGGCGCCCTGATCGGCACGGCCCTGCTGGCGCTGCTGCTGGGCGTGCTGGGCTTCGCCGCACTGGTGCTGGTCGCGTGGCTGGGCCCGGTGCTGTGATGGCCAAAGCCCGCGACAACCTCTGGCCCGAGGCGCGCGTCAAGCGCATGCTGGCGCTGGTGGCGCAGGGCAAGAGCTCGGCGCAGATCGCCAAGGCTCTCGGCAAGGGCATCACGCGCAATGCCGTGCTGGGCAAGATCCACCGCCTCAAGCTGGCCGACAAGCTGGAGGCACCTTACAAGGTCGAGAAGCCCAAGGACGACCCGGCCGTGGCCAAGGTCAAGCGCGTGCTGGCGCGCCAGCACCGCCCTAGCTACGGCTTCGGCGCCGCCGCGGTCCCGTCGCTGTCAACGCCGCCGCGCGAGATCAAGGCGACGGAATACGACGCGATCGACCCGGCGACGCCCGGCCTGCTGCGCATGATGGAGCTGCGGCGCCACCACTGCCGCTGGCCGCTGAACAATGCACTGGGCGGCGAGTATTATTTTTGCGGCGACCAGAAGGCGACCGGCCGCTCCTACTGCGAGAAGCACGTCGCCATCGCCTACTACCCCTCGAGAGGCCGAAACAATGCAACCGCCAAGTGACGACAACCCCGAGCGCGCCCGGCTAATGCGCGATCTCGAGGAGGGCATCCGGCGCGCGATGCGCGCGCAGAACCCGCTCAAGCGCGGCAGAGGCGACGAGGCAGAGGCGGCCCCCGATCACGACACGATGATGGCCGGCGTCTACCTGCGCGCGCACCCGCGCTCCGTCGAGCTGATCCGGCACAACGCCAGTCGCGGCATGAGCCGGGCGACGATGAACCGGATCTGGGGCCAGCGCCTCGTCACGGCGGTATTGGGCAGCGTGGAGATTAGAACATGAGACACCCTGAGAGAGACGCCGTGCAGGTGCTGCGAGAGCTGCGCGCCGACCACACCGAGGCCGAGTACGTTGAGCTGATGTGGGCGCAGCGCTACCCCAAGGCCTTCCCCAAGAGCAGCCCCGGCTGGCCCTTCCGCGGCCTGTGTGAGGCGCCGATCAGGGCGATCCGGGTGGTGAAATGAGCAAGGGATCCGACATGCTGCTGGACGCGGCGCGCACCATCGCCGAGCGCGGCCGGGTCTACGGCGACGCCGCCGAGAACATGGAGCGCACGGCGCAGCTCTGGTCGATCGTGCTGGGCGTACCCGTCACGCCCGTGCAGGTTGCCCTCTGCCTGATCCAGCTCAAGGTCGCGCGGCTTCTGGTGACGCCCAATCACGACGACTCCGCCGTCGACATCGCCGGCTACGCCGCCGTCCTGTGCGAGGCGCAGGCCGATGTCTAGCGCGGGCGGCTTGACGGCCTCACAGAAGCGCATGCTGGACTTCCTGAACACGTTCATCGTGCGCAAGGGCATCTCGCCATCATACGCCGAGATGCAGGACGCACTGGGCTTTCGCTCCAAGGCCTCCGTGTCGCGCTACCTCTACGCCTTGCGCGATCGAGGGTATATCGACTTCGCGCCCGGCCGGGCGCGCACGATCGTCGTGCTGTTCCCGATGGAGGGCACGCCCAACTGGGAGAGCATCGCCCGCGCGCTCTACCTGCAGAACATAGAGCTGCGCGGGCATCTCAAGGCACTGGGCTGGGACGTGGACGTGAAGGCCATGACGCTGCCCGACAGCAAGAAGGGAAAACGCCGTGGACATGATTGAACGGGTGGCGAAGGCTATTGCAACAAAGGCGCTTGGAGAAGTGGGCCGGGACTATGATCCTTTCGCTATACAGAAATGTATTCCGTACGCCCGCGCCGCCATTGCCGCTATGCGCGACTGCACACCTGAGATGCTGGACGCCGGATCAGCCGCGCATCCGGCTGGCGGGTACAGGCGCGAGACGCTGCTCAATGACATCATCGAGTGCGAGTGGGTGGCGATGGTGGATGCCGCGCTGGGGGAGAAGTGATGAACAAATACAGAGAACTTCTAGACTACGCGCGAACCCGAGGGCTGCGGATTGAAAACGGCAGCAAGCACACGAAGCTGTTCACTGCAGCCGGGGAGCTGGTTCAGGTAATATCCGGCAATTCTAGCAAGGAGAGCAGGCGTTCTCTCAAAGATGAAATGCGGCGGTTAGATAAATACATAGCAAAAGCGCAAAAGGAATAAGCGACATGGAAAACGCGCAAGCAATCGCACTGATGATGGGTCTCGCCTTCGCCGGCTTGATTATAGGCGTGTGCCTAGACATATACCGGCACCGCAAGTCGGTCACTAGGGATACGTCAGTAGCACCAGATGCTGTAGTTGCTGATACGCCAGTTGCGCAGAACAAGGGCGGCAGGCCCAAGGGCAGCAAAAACAAACCCAAGGCCAAGACAAAAAAGACTACGCGTAGACGCGCGTAGACAACCACGCTGCAAACAATAGCTTGCACATCTTGCCCGGCGCAGCTTATGGTCTGCGTCGAGCACACCTACCACGGAGCAACTTCATCATGACGGGAATTGACCGCGCCATCGAGGCGGCGGGCGGCGCCATCGCGCTGGCCAAGCTGCTAAAGGTATCGCATCAGGTCGTATACCACTGGCAGAAGCGCGGCTGGGTGCCGAGCGATCGCGCCCTGCAGCTCAAGGCGCTGTTCAACATCCCGGTGTTGAAGCTGCTCAATCCGAAGCTCGCGAAGCTGATCTCTTAAAACATTAGGGCCACGGGACATGGCAGAGGGGGAGGGGCAAGTGCCTGCTAACGTGAGCGCGATAGCGCCGCATCACCGCGAGTTGCTGGCGCCGACGGCCCTGCGCGAGCTGCCGGGCTGGCTGATCTGGCGCTATGAGACGCAAGCCGGCAGCGGCAAGCAGCTCAAGGTGCCCTACTACTGCGACGGCGGCCGCAGGCATGGCCAGCAGGGCAGCGCCACAGACCGCTCTAAGCTGACGTCGTTCGCCGCCGCCTGTTCCGCCGCCGCCAAGCGCGGCTTCGACGGCGTCGGCCTCGCCATGCTGGCCGACTGGGGCATCACCGCGCTGGACTTTGACAAGTGCATCGGCGCCAAGGGCTTGAGCGAGCTGCCGCCTGAGATCATGGCGATCGTCGGCCGCACTTACGCCGAGTATTCGCCCAGCGGCGAGGGCGTGCGCGCCTTCGTGAAGGGCAATCTGGGCAATCACAAGAGCCTCGCCGAGCCGGGGCGCTTTGGTTTTGAGACGTTCAACAGCAATGGCTTCGTGACCTTCACGAACAACATGCTCCCGCACATCGACCTGTGCGGCCTAGAGGACACGATCGCCGACGCCGATAACAGCGTGCGCAGCCTGTGCGAGGCGCGCTTCGGCCGCAGCAGCCCGGCGCCGGCGGTGGACAACGACGACCCCTTCGCCGGCCTCGAGCCCCAGATCGGTCTGAGCGTCGAGCAGATGCAGACACTGCTGGCGGGGCTCGACCCGGATATGGGCCGGGATGAGTGGATCCGGGTCGGCATGGCCCTGCACCATGAGTGCGAGGGCGATGACACCGGCTTCGACTTGTGGAACGACTGGTCTGAGGCCGGCGGCAAGTACCCCTCCGAGGAGGCCCTGCGCGCCCAATGGGAGAGCTTCACCCGGCGCATGGGCCCCGGCCGCCGCCAGATCACGATGGCATCGGTGCTGAAGATGGCCAAGGAGGCTGGCATTGCCCTGCCGCGCCCTACGCTGGCGGCCTCGGCCGAGGATCTGAAGGCCGTCGCCGCCGATACCGCTGAGAAGATCGCCGACCTGCCGCCCTCCGAGGGGGTCTGCACGCCCGAGGGCTTCGAGGGGCGGTTCCGGGTCTACAGCGCCGAGAGCCTCGCCCAGCGCGACCCCATTGGCTGGCTGATCAAGGGCGTCCTGCCCGACGCCGACATGGGCGTCCTGTTCGGCGCCAGCGGCTCCGGCAAGAGCTTCGCCGCGCTGGACATGGCCGGCTCGATCGCCCGCGGCGTGGACTGGCGCGGCCGGCGCGTGCGCAAGGGCCGCGTGATCGTCATCGCCGCCGAGGGCGGCGGGGGCTACGGCAAGCGCATCAAGGCTTACTGCCAGCATCACATGATCGAGATGCGCGATCTGGACATTGGCGTGATCACGGCCGCGCCCAATTTCCTCGAGGCTGAGGACATCAGCGAGGTGGTGGCGTCGATCGTCGCCGCGGGCGGCGCCTCGCTCCTGATCGTCGATACCTTCGCGCAGGTGACGCCGGGCGCGAACGAGAACGCGGGCGAGGACATGGGTCTGGCGCTCAAGAACGCGCGCGGCCTGCGCGAGGCGACGGGGGCCATGTGCCTCCTGATCCACCACGCGGGCAAGGACGCCTCGAAGGGCGCGCGCGGCTGGTCAGGCATCAAGGCCGCCGCCGACGTGGAGATCGAGATCAGCCGCGAGGAGGAGAGCCCCGTGCGCCAGATGCGCACCAGCAAGATGAAGGACGGCGACGACAACCTGCGCTGGGGCTTCAAGCTCGACGTTGTGGATGTGGGCATCGACGGCGATGGCGACGTCGTCACGTCCTGCATCGTGATCGAGACCGACGCGCCCTCACCCGGCGTGAGCGACAAGGACCGCAAGGGAGCGAAGAAGATTGGTCGCGTCGAGGCGCACATTCTCGACAGTATCGAGCTGATCGACGCGCGCACGACGAGCATGGCGCTGGACAAGTTCGTGGCCCTCTGCGTCGAGGGCATG